GGCGAGATCGCCGAAGACGACAGTAAGAAAAACGTGACCCTTAGCATCGCCCAGGATGCCATCGAGCTGCTTGCCCGCATGGCATCAGAGACCGGAAAAACCAGATCTGAGCTTGTCGAAGAAATGATCCGAAACTGCAAATAAAAAAGAGCCGGAGCGAATCGCCCCGGCTCGTATTATTTTTTGAGATAATCAAGGATCCCCTTGGCCATCTGCACGCCAATCTTTTTAGCCTTCCTTTTCATCAGGGCGTTATCCGCTTTGATCGATCCAACCTCAAAAATGCACGCAGGACACAGCGTTGCATTGAGCTCATATAGATCAGTGCGCTTGCACACACCTCTCGTTTTCATACCCCTGATCCGGAGCACCCTTCTGTTCATGGCTGCCGCCAACCGCCGGCCATTTGCGGATGTATACAACGGGAGAGTGCCGGATGGTGCCTTGTCATAGTCACAGTGTACGGATACATACAGATCTGCCCTTTCCGAGTTGGCCCACGTGACATCCGCAACCATGTTGCGATTATTACCATGATCCGCATCGCTGAGCACCTCAATCCCGTGCTTGCGCAGATATGCGACGCATGCCTTTGTGATCGGCAGCATCATCTCAGCCTCTGTGTCTCTCTTATACGTGCAGCCACTGTCCCACACGCCATTAGTCATTGTGCCGTGTCCGCAGTTAATCGCTACCTTGTGCATCATTACTTTGCACCTCCCTTGCTTGTTGACTCAATGATGTCCTCATCTGTCACACTCTCATCCTTGCGCTCGATGTCATCTCTTGAGACATCCGCCTCTGCATATGCCGCAGCATCCAGCTCAGGCAGCCCGGCGATGCTGGTAAGCAGGCTCAAAATTGCCGCCAGCACGGACGCCGAAAGCACCATCCTCCAGTCTACGGATTCGAGTGCTGCCGCTGTCCCAATGGTCGAAGTCGCCGTCAGCGCCAGTGCCTTGATTGCTCTTACACCTGCCGCTTCAATCCATTTTCTTTCTTTCAAATTCTATTCCCTCCCCTAATTGATCGCCAGTAATCCATGTCCCTGCGTTCCGCTTCCGCTTCGCTGATCAGTTCCAGATTTTTAACGTCTTTCCAGATTTTTTCTCCTGTCCCATTTCCTCCCATGCTGAGGTATGGTACGGCAAAACGCTCCAGGTTATCCAGCTCTGATTTAGTGATCCCTTTTCTCCTGATGTACTGCCCTCCCAGATACCAGATCCGATCATGGGCGATGCCAAGCATTAACTTCTGCTCGTCGGACAGCTTTTTCCTGTGCTTTCCAATTTCAAATTTTAAGAGCTCCCACAGCCCTGATCCACCTAATACGGCGCATAGGAGCTGCCAAAAATTATCACGCATAAATCCCTTCTTTAAAATACAAGAGCGGGGCTTTTGCCCCGCAAAGTTGTTAAGCTGTAGCTTCGGTGTCCTTTTTGGCTGCGTAGCCGTCTGATCCGATCTCATAGCCGTCTGCAGCAAGCATGGCATCAACATCATCTTTAAAAGCTTTGGCGTATCTCGGGATCTTGAAAAATGCGTTGTAGTTGAGTCTTCTCGCTTCGACCTGCATGCAAATATAGAGTACCATAATGGCTCCTTTCCGGCGCTACTGCGCCTTAGTGTCTGTAGTAGTGGATGTATCGTCAACAGCGGGCACTTCCGCTGAGGACATCAGAATGTAGTTGATTGCGTCCTGCGTAGCCTGCAGCTGCTCCTGCAGGTCCTGGATCGCTGAGCTTTCTTTCGGTCTAAACTCCTGGCGCATTAAATCACCCCCAGACTAATTGCGCTGATACTGATTTCCCCTGTAGCTTTGCCCGCGGTGACTCTGATCTTGACTGCAGCGGACCACTTGTCGGCTGTCTTGGAATTGTTGGTAAAGGTGTGGATAGAGTCAGGCGCGTAAGACTCCCATGCTGGAGAGGTATCTCGGGCATTGTTGCAGACCCACATCTCCGTAGTCGCCTTGCTGTCTATACTGTCCTCAAGGAAGACGCTGATGCTGGTCGGCTGACTGTCAAGATCATATGGCAGCGTCTGCACCTCCAGGACGTTCCCGATCTTGATCCTGACCGCAGGTGAGTAGGATGGTGTCAGAGACCCTGCGTCGGTAGATCCTGCTCTCACATAGACCTCTGTCCCCGGGGTCTGTCCGGTGACTTTGATCCGGATGCGCTTTCCAGCATCATCATTGGTGACCGTCTCTGCGCTTTTCCAGGTGTTTGTCGAGGTGTCATAAACCTCTGCTCCCGTGTACTCTTTGACCGAGGAAAAGTCTGGAGAGGCTGAGACCTGCACCTTGAGTGTCTGCGCATCCTTTTCTGCGTCTGTACCGGTGATCAGCTCTGTGTAAAACTCTGCAGGCTGCCTGAGTCCGGTCACCAGATTGCTGATAGCTGGCGCTGCAGCTGATGAGTTAGTTTTGTTAAAGGTATACGTGGTCGTAGTCGCTGCAGCGTTGCTGTCAGTCACTATGACCTTAATGGTATGACTGGCGAGTGACAAGGAGGCCCAGTACTTGCTAAGATCGATCGTGTGTGACGCGTTCGCGGTGCCGGAAAAGGTCTCAATCTGCGAGTTATCAAGCAGGATGCTTCCGGTCATACTGTCGCCATCGCTGTCAGTCGCTGTTACCGCAATTTGGAATGCTGCTTTACAATCGCCGTAATCCTTACTTGAGGGCGAAACTACAGGGGCAGTATTCAGGACTCGGAGGGCGGGCCGCCAACCGTAGTAATCGAGGTAAATGCTGTGGATATCGTAACTCCAGCTCCGCGCGCCGTTGCAGCCACGGACCGGCCTATAGTTAGAACTGTTTGAAGTTTTCGTCTCACTGCACCAACTCCAAACTGCTGCCCAGTGCCAGAGTGCTCCATTCGCAGAAGTATAGTCTGCAGACGCTGTGATACCATCCAGATCTGCGGAGTTTGGCTCAGGGAGTCCGCTGATATTGCCGAGACCTCCGATATAACGATCCCACTGATTGGCCGTATCCGAAGAGGACGTACCTCCCGTCATCATAAAGAGCTCATACTTTGCGCCGTCAATGGTGATGGTTTTTCCGCCGCCTTTTTTACCGCAGTACCCCAAAGCATTAAGTCTGTCCCATGTGACGTTAACAACTAAGTTGCGGTCGCAGATCAGGAGTTTGTCTGACCCGTCATTGACCTCAACCCATCTAAGCTTATATGCATCGGAGCTGTCTGTGTTTTCGATGGTAATTGCAGTGCTGGTGCTGCCATTGTTATTGTAGATATTACCTACGGAAGACTGTCCACTAGGGGCGCTGTCAATTCTCCACGGCTTAGTTGGGTAAGGCTGCTTGCTTCCACCGCAGTAAAGCGTTCCAAGTTTGACGATATCACCTGTAGCCATGCTTTCTCCTTTCCATTAAAAAAGACACTCCTAAGAGTGCCTCTTTCCAAATTTCCAATTTTTATCCTCTACATTTAAATATAGACTGCTCCAGAGCCAAAAGATCCGGAGATCAGCTTGACATCGCTTGCGGCATCGATCGTGTCCACCATGATGCACTTATAGTCCGATGCGTTGATCAGGTTCTGGATCCGGAGTTTGAAGACTGTCCTTGTGATGTCTCTGTGCAGGTGCCCGACCAGGTTAAGAGTCTGCTGATTGATCTGATCGGTGGCTGCATCAATCATACCCTGCGCAGTTGACCGGGAGATCCAGGCAGTGCCGTCCACTGTGATGCTGACAGACGATGCACTGGCGATCGCCAGCACGATATCCTCGGTGATGCTAATCGGGTACTTGCCGTCATATACAGGGATTGTCTCTCCGGAGTCCGTTGCATAGGACGCGGCAAAGATGATGCTGCCTTTGTCCGGATCCGCCGCATAGATCGCAGACTCTGTCCACTGATAGGCAGCAGTTGTTGCCGCTTTGTTATCGACATCCACAGTAAGATGCACTCCGGTGTCATCCGGAAGCGCGGAAACCGAGCCGAAAGTAAAAGAATCCATCTCCTTTTTTAGCGAGGTCAGCCCTGCGATATCTGCAGCGTTAAGTGCTCCGGATCCGATCTTAAAGCTGGTCAGCTTAAGAGCAGTAATGCCGGACATCACCTTTTCAAGCAGGGTTTCGCCTGCGTTTGTCAAAATAAAGTCTGAAAAAGCCATTTAGCCCTCCCTTCTGATGATCTGAGATCTGATGATCTTCGTCTGCCTGATCATCCCGAGCCCGATAAAGCGGTCTTCCCGCATGAGGTCATAACGATATACTTTTCTGAGGTGAGACCGGCAGTTTTTCGCGTCCTCTAAGGCGGTGTCAAAGGTGCTGACATCTGCATCTGCTGCGGACTTAGGCACCCGGATGTCAAACTCATAAGGCTTTGCCGTTGCGTCATTAAGGTCCTTATACTCAACTACTCTGGTACCAATCCCGAAGATGGTCTTGGCAAGATCCTCTACTGTCCACTTTGTACCAGCTCGCATATACCAGAGCAAGCTGCTCTTGATCAGCTCCCGCTTCTTTGATGTTTCATAGGTCTGGTCATAGTGCTGCGTCCTAAGCTCGATAGCTAATGCATCCAGCACGTCATCGCTTGCGGAGTCAATTGCGGGATAGATCAGGTCATACTGCATCAGATCCATGATCTTGTCCGTCTGGACCTTAAGTGCATACGAAAAAGCCTTTACTGCTGGTTCAGACTGTAAAGCCGGCGGGATGATATCTGTTACCTGCAGATCTTTAATCTTAACCATTTACAATTCCCCCATAGTTGACTGTGATCGAGTCTGCAACGGCAACAGCGGTCTTGTCGATCTGCGTGATCACCGGCGACGTGACAGTGCACTGCACAGCCCCGACGTCTCTTAAGAGCGCAGTCAGCTCTGACGGGTCAATCGGTCGTCCGATCTGGGAGCACTGCCATGTCTGGTACTGCTCCACGGCATCTGCTACATCGTCCTGGATCGTCTCAGCAGCCTTTTCATCGCTCTTTGCGATGTGGTAGGTCAGCTCGATGTTGTAATTCGTGATGATCGGATCCTTGACATAGACAGTATCCGTCAGTGGCCTGCTGTCGTCCGCAGACAGACTGTCGTGGATCTGCTGCTTGATCTCATCACTTAAGAGCTGTCCGTCCTCCCCGATTATATAGATGTCAACCTCTCCCGGGGTAGGTGAGAGCACCTGAGCGTCCTTGATGGCGCTGGAAAAGGCAAGAGCCTTTGTCCGGTAAGCGTAAGTCGGGCCTGTCGTCGTATAGGTCAGAGGTGCATCATAGATTCGCTGTCTCAGATCATCATCATCCTCAGCGTCAGCTCCGCCGCTTGAGACATCGAGATTCATCACGTCATCAACCCCGTCAATCTCGTCGATCATCTCGTTGATCTCGCCCGGCTGAAAGTCGTTTCCGATTGCTCCGGGAGTTTCGCAGGTGGCTGTCACCTTTGCAATTCTTGAGGAGTTCTGCCCGCCGATTGCGGCTGTGCTGGTGATCGTGGAGAGATTCGGGATGGTCAGCTCAGTCTCCGTCAGAGCGTTTTCTGCAGCCCCGTTGCCAACTTCCCCCGGCTCATCGGCCTCGGTGTCAATCGATATTGAGGTCTCTCCTGCTGTCAGCGTGGACTGTGTCGTAGCTTTGAAGATATACACTCCATCAGCAGAGGAAAACTCTGTACCCGCAGGAATCACGATATCAGAGCCATATGCAGAGCTCAGCGTGATTGTAATGGTTGAGCTTGCATAAGTCGCTGCTTCGATCACTGCCTCCTGATCCGTTGTAAAATAGACATCATCCTCTCCGGTGACCTCTGTGCCTACAGGAATAGTAATATCGACTGACGGCTCTTCTTCTGCCATAAACTGCAAGGTGCAGACTGCAGGGACAGCGTCATTTCTGGAGACGCCTTTGAGCGCGCCGAGATGATCCAGATATTCGCCGTACGCATATTTCAAAAAATTCATTTTTGCATTCCGGTCGATCAGATTGACCATCTGATCCAAGATATCGGCAGCTGACAGGATGACTGCCCGCATCGGGTCTGTTCGTGTCAGCTGGAAGTCCTTTCCGGTCAGCTCAGACATCTTATCGCTGTAGTCAGCGATCATATCTGTTTCGATCGATTCAGCAGAGATTCCGTCTGTAAAGTCGAGATCCGGAATGCCCTCCAGAACTTCGTCCAACGATTTACTCATCGCTTTCCTCCTCAATTAAATCCGTGTCCGCTCCTCTTAGATAGATCGTGGGAAGGAGCTTGCCGTTGAGATCATCTCTACCCATCTCTACCCGGTCAAGCTCTACTCTTGGATCCATCGCAGGGATTGTGTCCTTAAGCTCTGCAGCAAGCATGTTCGCTGCAACTGGAGCAGGCTTGTCCAGGAAGCTGAAGTCAATTCCAAATTCTCGGTCTAAAGGATATGAGCCCTTCGGCGTCTGCAGCAGAAACTGCAGCCCTCGGTCTATCTCTTTTAAGGTCTGCTCGTCATAAGCAGAGTCAATGATAAGATGCATCGTCATACCTCCTCTACACTCACAGCGGCCGTGGCGGCTATGGGCTCCCCGCCTGCCCAGGCGGTGTAGTCCGTATTAAGAGATGTGATCCGGACGTTTTTGGCAAATACCGGAGCGCCATCAAGCACAAACTTGAGCACCGTGCCCTTGATCGCGTAGGTCCTGAGCTCGTGGCAGGCTTCTTGTACATCCACCCCCAGACTTTTGTAGAGTGGGAGGTTAAAGGACCCGGTGGACCGGGCCGCTCCGTTAAACTGTGTGCCCGGACGCTTATTGATATAGTTGATCTCGCTCACCCGGGATGAGTCTGTCCGAGTTAAGCTGTTAAAAGACAGGATCTTGTCCTGTGAGACCTCAAAAGGGATATCCCCCAGCTGTCCAACTGCTCCCATTTAAAACTCCTTTGTCCCCTGGTTAGTCTTGAAAATGATGGATTCGGCCCTGACCGTAACCTTGCGCCCGTCGACCATCAGGTCCCGGCTCTCCATCTGCCACTCGTCTTTTGTCGGGCTGCCCTTAGGCTTACTGCCGGAGCCATTGTAAAACTCTCCCAGGCAGTAAGCAGAGCCGATGTCATCATCAACTAAGACAAGCACCTGAGCGCCTTTATCCGGCATGCGCGTTGACTTGGCAAAACCGCAGCAGACACAGACATCATCAAGCGCTTCTTTCTCTTTTCCTGTATCGTCAAAGAGCACCTTGACGGTGCCCTTCTTGTAATTCACTTTCTTGACTGTTGCTCTTCTGATCCGCATTTATCACACCTTCTTCAGCACCTGGAATGTCGTGTTGTTAAATCGGCCGATCTTAGACAGGCCGTGCGCTCTTGCATAAGCTGCGGAGCAGTGGACATCAATACCAAGACCATGCCAGGTTGGGCCACCCTGCGCCTCTTCGTAGTCGACAACTTTCAGGACCTTGCCGTTAAGCGGATGCCTGTTGTCAGTGATCCGGATATAGCTCCCCCGCGGCACTTTCGAGAAGTTGTTACTTGCTACGCACAGGCCCTCCCAGTCTTTGACGGCGGTCCGCTTGAGCCAGCTCCCGTAAGGGGTAGTGTAATATGAAAAACTCGCCTTGAGCGTCTTCGCTATCTTATAATCGCCCTTGGATGTGGTCAGCCTGCCGTGCTTATTAACTGATGTTATCTTCGAGTTATCCGCTTTTTTCTGCGGCGTGGACAGTGACGTGAGCTCCGCACTGCTGACCCAGCCTAAGACCTTAGTCTTTTTCTCGACCTTTTTATACTTGATCGTCATGCTCTTAGCGTCGCCTGGCTTATAATTTTTATCCGTATGATAGATCAGGATGCCCTTTTTCCCATGCGTCCGATCGTCCACGGTGTACTGTTTCCCGTTGATCATGACTTTGGAGCCAATCGGGAGCCAGTCACAGGCGCAGGAGTGATTTGTGAGCTTGCGGCCAGTTGAGCCCTTGCCGGTCTTGCTCGTGTAGCCCTGCACACTGACCGTCTTTTTCTGCCATTTGGAGTAGGTCGGCAGGCTCTCAATCTGGTATGTGTAATTGCCTTTCTTGTCCACCTTCCGGATCTTAACTTTCATGCCACCTTTGATCTTTGTGGCTTTTCCGCCTTTAGATGAGCTATGCACATAGCCGCCCTTAAACTTGGCCTTGCTTCCCTTTTTACGGTAAGTCTTTCCGTCGTTGGAGCTGTTGATCTTGTGCATCTCAATCTCCTGCGTGTAAAAGCCGGAAGAAGACGGCTGATGCGTGACCTGATCCAGAAACCACTTGCCGGCGAGCTTGCCCCAATCGGAGGACAGCTTGACGGTGTTGGTGGCCTTGACTTTCTTGTAGCCTCCGGGGATCGTCATAGTTAGCTTTTCGATTCCCTCATTGGCCTGAGCCATCTTGTACTTGGCGATCCTCTTGGCGTCGGCCTTATCGTATCCGGCCGTATCCACCGCCAGAGTCCGGGAGATGTTGTGCTTATGGGCGACTCTCACTGTCTTCAGTTTAGCGTTCTTCCGGTTTTTCCCTTTGCCTTTCCCGAGGTACACATAGCTGTAAACAGTCTTCCGGAATGTCCGTTTAACGGCCACCTGATTGGTGTACTCTTTGGTGGTGGTGTAGTTTTTCCCCGTGGACTTATAAACCCGGGACTTATCCACCCCGGAGTCACTTCCGCCATCAATCCCCAGATGGATATATCCCAGGATCCCAGATGTGCGGTGGACCTTTCTGCACATGAGCGCACCAGATGTCCCGCCCCGGGTATTCCCCTCATAGGTCTCGATGTTATGCGCACTGTAGACCTTGTAGACCAGGCCCACATGCTGCACGGAGGATCCGCCAGAAAAATTAAATACTACGGCATCCCCTGGGTGAGGCGTGTGGGACCATCTGCCGTGCTGGATCGCCCAGCTTTTCCAGTTAGGGGCGTAATCCGGATTAGGCAGGCCCGCTATAGCGTGGCCGTTGCCGGATGTCCTGAGACACCACCGGACGTAGGCTCCGCACCACGGCCCAGGCTGTCCGTATTTACTTCCGGACCTTGTGCCTATCTGCGATCGGCAGGTTTTAAAGAGATCCGCGAGCTTTCCCGTGGCCTTTGCTGAGCTCCGCATCCAGACCTTTTTGGTGTAAGTCTTGGTTGTGGCGATCTTGGCCCAACCATCGTCATAGAGCTTAACCACTTTCAGCCTGGCCCCTTTTTTAAAGGTGCCCGTCGATGCAGCATGCCCGCTCTTACTCTTCCGAGCTTTCACCTGCCTCTTCAGCGTGGCCTGCTGATAGTAGGTGTAGGTCGTCTTGATCTTTTTATGTCCTACCGTTACCTTGACATCCTTCTTTTTCTTCCGATCCTGATAGGTGTTGGTAGCGTAGGTATAGGCGCCCAGGATGTCATTAGTGTACTCATATCCTGACGCCGCCACCGACCGCTTGAGGGTAACAGCAGCGGCTTTCTGCGCATACCTTGACGCACTATATACATACATCGTCCGGTTGGTGATCTTAACCCGGAGGCCGTACCGCTCACACAGATCAATTACAAAATCGCTGTCCGTCGCCCCGTCCTGCTGGATCATCTTAATTTTGATCGTCGGTCCGTAGTACTTGAGCGTCATTTTGTTCCGGCTTGCAATCTTTTTAAGGATTGCTTTAGCCGTTGTCTTTTTATAAGTCTTGTGGTGCTCCGTCGAGGAAAAGCCAGAGTATGATGGCATGGACAGCGCCTGCACGCTGACAGCCTCCGGCTCCGGTCCTGAGATGCTCGCACTGTCTACATACATCTTGCCAGTCTTGATCGTCGTGTCCGGCTGGATCGTCCAGTCCTTGGTCTTGATTGCAAGGGTAGCGGTTGATCCTTTAGCGGGAAGCCCCTTTTTCAGATAATTAAGGTCGCTGTTATCCAGGGAAAACTCCGCACTATCACTGGACCCGTGGGCCACATCCGTGTAGGTGGCGGAGTCGATCAGCCTGGAGGAGACGCTCCGGCCTCCGAGCGTTGCAGTAACGGAAATAGACCGAGGATTCTGCGTCGTTCCGGAACTGGTCTTCTTGGAATTTGCTTTGACCTCCTGATTAACTTTTGCCCTGGATGTTGTCATAACTCACCTACCAGTCAATGCCGTCCCCATTGTCAGGGACAGCAGCACTATCGTAAGCATCGTCCTCCGTATCGACGTTAGGATCCTCGTCATAGCTTGCGTCGTCGTCGGAATCTGCATCATCCGGAAGATCATCCGCGGAAGTATCTGGAAGAAGCTCATCGTCATAGGTTGAGTCTTCCTCGTCAATTACATCTGGAATGGTGATCTCAACCCCCGCAGGAAAGACGGCAGTGTCAAGCAGCGGCAGATTGGCCTGCATCAACTGATCCACCAGGAGATGATCATCCATCTGGTCATAAGCGATCTTGTCAAAAGTGTCGCCCTGAGCTGTAACGTAAGTCTCCGGCATTACTCAAACACCACCTTTCTAAAGCTTCTCGACTGTTTGTCATGCTGATACTTCTTCAGCATCTTTTCAAAAGCCTTCTGGCTCATCTGATCTGCCTTCCGAATGTCATCCGCTGTTGCGCTGCCGTAAAGGTTATAGACCGGAGCATAAGTCACAGCAGCGCTGCTGTTAGACTGGTTACGGATCACCTGCCTACTTAAGTCATGCGGGATCACCCGGGTCCCGGATGGCAGGTCTACGATCTCTCCTCCGATAGCTCTCTCATTGATCACAGCAGGGCCACCCGGCCAGTTAGCCGTACCTTTCGCCAAATATGGTAGGGCCGAGATGTTAAATCCCGCTCCTCTTAAGGCAGAAGGCACCCATTTTTTGTTTGGAAGGTGGATATGATTAATCCCGGAGATGAAGCCATTAATAATGGAAATGACGCCATTTATCACACTCCGCGCGATTGACTTGATCGCACGGAAAGGATGTGCAAAGAGATTTTTTGCTCCCTGCCAGACGGCGCCCCACTTTTTAAGGAATGCGCCCTTAAGATAGGACACTACCTGGTCTGCAGATGCCCGGAAGTTGTTAAATTTAGCCCTGCACTTGCTGACCATCGCAGAGATATCGTGCGCGGCATTTTTCCGTAGCTGAGCCGTGCCCTTTCGGACGTTTGCCATAGATTTCTTGACCTTGCCCGCATTTGTCTTCCAGCCAGCCGCCCAGTGTGCGATGTGCTTTCCCATGGCGTGCAGGCCCTCCTTGGTGTTCTTCCCAAGCTGCCCAAGGCCTTTCTTGACGTTTGCCCAGGACTTCGCGATCTTCTTCCTGTTTTTGTAGATCAGCACCGCGAGAAGTCCGACTGCGGCACCGATGATCAGGATCTGTGCCACGATCGGATTAGCGGCAAAAATTGCTCCGAGTTTGGTGACAAGTCCTCTGGCAGCGCCAATTAACTTAGAGCCCTGCAGGATCGTATGGAAATCCGAGAAAGCTTTGTGCACCTTGTTGATTGTTACCATCGCAGGAAGCAGCAGAGCGATCGCAGATACGACACCTGTGATTGCTACACGCGCACCTTTAGGGAGTTTCTGGAAGCCGGAAGCGAATTTCTGCGCCATAACAGCAAGCTTCATTGCAATCGGAGTAAACGCCGTAAGAAGAGGCTCTGCAAGCTCTGTTGCTGCAATCTTAAGCGAGTTCATCGCAACCTTCATCTTAGCAGAGGCTGATACGCTCTTCTTCTGCATTGCCTCATATGTTGCCCCGTGCGAGTGCTTCATTTCTTTCAAATATTTCTCATATTTGGTCATGCCCTTGCCAGACAGTCCTAAAGCCGCAGTCAGGCCGCGAACATTTTTAAAGTAGTCCTTCAGCCCATCTTTTCCAGCTTCTTTCTGCACCATCTTGATCGCACCGGCGAGGCCCTTCTGCTTGATCAATTCTGCTCCAGTAGTATGATTTTTGTCATAAAACTGCTGCATGGCTTTCGACGGCTTGATAAAAGCTGTCAGCAAACCCTTGATCTGAGTGGATGCTTCCGCTGTGTTTCCGGCGAAGCTCGTAGTCGCGGTGGCCATAGTGGCAAACAGCTCCTCATAAGAAACGCCCAGGGAATGCCCCAGCGGGAACAGAGACGCCATAGAGTGCGCAAGCTCCGGGAAGGTTGTCTTACCTAATTTAACCGTCTTAAAAGCAAGGTCAGAAACCTTCTGAGCGGCGGCATTTGACGTCTTTCCATAGCCATTCATGGCTGTCGCGATCATGTCAGCAGAGTCTGACACAGACGTTCCTCCGGTCTTTGCCGCGATGGCAATGGTCTTAAAGATCTTCTGCGTTTTTCTGCCATGATCTCCCAAAGTGGAGATTGTCTCGTACAGACCATCTGCCGCCTTGTTTAAGCTGATCCCCGTTGCATTGGCCGTAGACTCTACTGCTTTCTGATAGCCCTTAAGATGGCTGTGATTGTTAAGCAGTGTGTCCACGTTGGCCATGTGCGTTTGGAAGGACGCAGCAGACTTGATGCCATATCCCATAACGGCCTGAGCGGCAAGAGAAGCAGCGCTAAG